TGACTACATGGGTTGCTCTTTACTTTGGTACATTTCTATATCTATTGGTAACAGCTGCAAGGTGCAGGTCAAAACAGGATGGAGAGAGTCGGTAAACATTTGGCTAGGATTAATCGGTAAGGCAGGTCTAGGTAAGACTCCTAGTATAAATGCAGTCATATTCCCATTGGCTAAGAAGAATAGTTTTGAGATTAAGCACTATCAGAACGAATACAAGAAGTACAAGGAATATGAGAAGCTATCTACCAAGGATAAGAAAGATGTGGAGGAGGTTAAAGAACCTGTTAGAAAGCAGATTATTGTTAACGATGTAACTGTGGAGGCATTGGCGGATCTACACGAGGAGAACGCAGTAGGTATTGCAGTATTTAAGGATGAGCTTAATGGTTGGATTAAGGACATGAACAAGTACAAACCTGGCTCTGACCTAGAGTTTTGGCTGTCATGTTGGTCTAATCAGGAGGCTATTATGACTAGAAAGACTGCAAAGAGTAGCTTTATTCAGTCGCCATTGATTCCTGTTCTTGGAGGCATACAGCCTGGAATCTTCTCACAGATTTCTACCTTGGAGAACAAGGACAATGGATTCCTAGATAGATTACTTGTCTGCTACCCTGACAAGGACATTGAGCATTACAACAGAAATGCAATAGATCAGGAAGTATTGGATTGGTACGAGGCTTATATGTCGCAGTTCTATAACCTGATTAGGAAAGTGTAAAGTCTATGTTGAGTAAGCAGAAGGCTTACATTCCTAGATTCGCTCTGATTATTAACTCCATTACTGCTTACAATACTTCTAGCGGTTTTGATTGGGTAAGCAAGGATAGTCTCCTAAAGGCAGAGAAGTTGAGTAACTACTTTATTGCCATGTCTAAGAAGATTAAGGTGAACTCATTGGAAAGCTCTGAGCTAAATGAGTTGGTTCGCTCATTAAAGAATGAGTCTATTGAAAGAAAGATACAGCAGATTCAGGAAGCCATCCCTGACTTTAATAGGTCAGAACTTGCCGAGATGCTGAATGTTAGTAGAACAACGATATATAAACACTTGAAGAAATGATTGAAGCACTAGACGAGATTACGGAAATCCCATTCGAAGTATTTTGGGCGAAGTTTATGGACTTGTACCCAGGTATCTACGACCAATTTACTACAGAGGTATATTGGGGCAAGATGAAGGAAGCCAACAGGATATTGGCATTTGAATACCTTTGCAAGTTCGGTAGCGACTACAAAGAACCTTGGAAGCATTTGCATCACTTTGACCTTCCTTTCTGATGCGTCACGGATCACTATTTAGCGGAATAGGAGGTTTCGACTTAGCCTCAGAATGGATGGGATGGGAGAACGTATTTCATTGCGAATGGAATGAGTTCGGAAAGAAAGTATTAAAGTATTATTGGCCTAAAGCAATATCATATAATGACATTACAAAAACAGACTTCTCTGTTCACAGAGGAAGAATTGACATCCTCACAGGTGGATTCCCATGCCAACCATACTCAATGGCAGGAAAGCGAAAAGGAAAAGAAGATGAACGCCATCTTTGGCCTGAAATGCTTAGAGCAATACGAGAAATTCAACCAACATGGGTTGTGGGCGAAAATGTTTTCGGGCTTGTTAATTGGAATGACGGGTTGGTATTCCACGAGGTGCAAGCTGACTTGGAAGCTGAAGGGTACGAAGTACAACCGTATGTACTTCCAGCTGCAAGCGTCAACGCTCCCCATAGGAGAGACAGAGTTTGGTTTGTTGCTTACTCCATCAACTGTGGATATAGTTCCGAACGAAACAAGATTTCAAAAGAGGACAGAATACAGAAAATCAGTAGGGAGAAAATGGAGTCCCGGGAGTTTGACAGAACAAGTTTTTCATGGAATGCTACCAACTCCAACTGCATCGGACAAGAATGGGAGTGGGAGCAGAGAAGCGTTGATAAAAAGAGGAAGAGGAGAGAGAAACGATTTGGGCAGTTGGGCAACAATGAATTCAGTAGATGGGAAAAATTCCCAACTGTCTCCCCAATTTGTTCTAGAGATGATGGGCTTTCCAACAGATTGGACTCTATTACCTTTTCTAAGTGGAGAAACGAATCAATAAAAGCAGGAGGAAACGCAATCGTCCCACAGGTAGTACATCAAATCTTTAAAGCAATCGAGCAATATGAAATCACTAGACATACTCAGGGAACTCAAGCTCAATGATAGTATCAAAGAGCATCCCAACGTGCCATTCTATGCACTACCCTTACCTAAGTACGAGGACAAGACAGCCAACGGACTTACCAAGTGCATAATCGACTACCTACAGCTTTCCGATCACCAGGCAGAGCGAATAAACACGATGGGTAGGCCAATCGACAACCGAAAGCAGGTAACAGATGTGCTAGGAAGAACCAAGACTATCGGATCAATGACCTGGGGCAAGTCCACAGCTACTAAAGGCTCGTCAGACATATCGGCAACCATCCAAGGTAGGTCGGTCAAAATAGAGGTGAAAATAGGCAAGGACAGGCAGAGTCAAGACCAAAAAGTATATCAGGCAAACATAGAAAAGTCAGGAGGTCAGTACTGGATAGTTAAAAATTTCGATGACTTCATAAAAAAATATGATGATTTTCTAGAAAGTTTAAAATGAAACAATTATTATTACTTCACAAACCAAAAAACAACAATTATGGCAAATTTATCTGAGATTTTTCTCAAGCAGGAAACACTAGAAACTTTACTAAACACAGTAAAGGCAAAAGGTCTGAAAGGTGTATCAATCACCATTAGTCAGAACGACACCGCAAACGAATGGGGTCAGAATGTAAACTCTTATGTATCGCAGTCCAAAGAGGACAGAGAAGCCAAGAAGCCTAAGTTCTACACAGGATCAGGCAAGGTGTTCTGGTCAGACAACAAACCATCGGTAGTTGCTGAGAAGAAAGAAGCAGGTCATGTAAGTAAAAAAGAGTATGCCCAAACGGAAAGTAGCCTCCCGTTCTGATTACACGCTTAAACGTAGGTTTATCAATAAATTCAATGAGTACACCCCGTGGCAGGATATTGGTCACGGGGAGTGGCTCTCACTAGAGGATGTGCAGGACAAGATTAAGCTCCTAGTGCAAAATTATAGAAGCAAGCACGTTGAAGTATGGTTTGAAAAAGATGGTAAACTGCTAGATTTCAATGGAAATGTAACTGATGAACCCATTAAATTCATACCTAAATGAAACCAATACTTTGGAAAATTCTAAAATTCTTAAACGTATCAATAGGATTCTGCGTAGCTTTATGGCTTATAAGCGTAGGATTCGGAATGTTTGCACTAATTCTAGCAATCTACGTTACCTACTTAAACTCAGTTATTGATGAAATACTCAAAGGACCAAATCAAGAGGGCTGTTAGATCCTGTGTGTTCTGTGAACGCAACGGCATTAAGGCAGATATGGAGATGGAAGATCACCCTGAAGCAGGAGACATCTTCTACAATTACTTCTGTGGTGCTGTAGAGCCTAGACTTGCAGAACTGCTACAGAACCCTCGGTATATAATAAAACTAGAACTAATACAGAGACACCTAACACACAACTACAAATGATTAAATACAAGTACGAAGATTTAGATTTCTTTGTCGATACGGAAACAGGAAAACTCGTTATTGACTACATGGATAACATAGCTGAGATTGACAATCACATAGCTATCGAGCTTATTGAGATTCTCAGGCAGAAGCTCTACCTCCACAAGGAACAGAAAGAAAGTGTTATTAACAGATTCTTTAAATAAAATTAAACAGGTTTCCATACGGCTAGGGTTCATAACATTGATTATGGCCCTAGCTTATTGGTGGACTAAATTTATCGAGATACACTTATGACATTTAACGAACACGTATATCAAATTCTTGGAGATATTAAGGTGATGCTGATAGCAAAGAATGAAAAGTATGGGAACTCAGCACTAGAACCTCTAGGAGTATTTAGCAATTTGTCCCCAAAAGAAGGAATAATGGTTCGAATAGATGACAAGCTAAAGAGAATTAAGAACGGATCACTAGACAAGGATGATGAAGATGTGTTGAATGACTTAATCGGCTACCTAGTTCTGCTAAAGATTCAAGCAAACCAAGAGAGTAAATACGATGAGCTAGACGGCTCCCACAACTGGCAAGACATTAAAGAAAAGCAAGAGCTAGTAAAGAAGTTGCAACAAGAGTTGCGAGACGATTTAATCTTGTAACAAATTTACATAGAAAATGTTACGAAAAACTTATTGTTTATGAAACGTGAACAGATATTTTTTAAACTATATTTCGGCATTATTTGCTATATACTGCCAAAAGTGTAATTAACTGCACGATTTGGATTAATATCCCATCATTAACCTACTTTTTGTATATTAATGTCACATATATTGCACTTTATGTGACGTTTTTGTAAAAAGTACTACACATTATCGGAAATTTTCCGAGTAATATGGTTTATTTTAACGCCTAGTTTTATCCTGTGAGTGTAAATTTTTATATTAAATTTAAACCTACAGATTAAAATAACTTTTTACTAACACCTATCTGATGTACTTTCTGGAAAGGTTGGTACTGATATTCAAACAAGTACTTGTTGTCCAAATAGGCAACTTTAGCACCAAGTTCCATTTTGGAACTAACCACTCCACCGAGGTATATTCCCTTTGGCTTTTGGATAATTGTTCGAGTTTCTGTGTTGGTTATCGTATTAGTTACCACAGGGATATTGTAGTCGCTCGTAGCGGTCATTTTAAGCACTTCTCCGAGGACTTCTCCGCTTACCTTAGTACTTCCATACTCGAAAGGAAAAGTACTCTCAAACAGGCTAATTTGCGGCTTAAAATCAATTAGTACTGTGTCCCTTAAAATCTCTGTTTTTATCTTGTTTTTAGGGATGTAAACCGTGTCGATTTTTCGAGAGTAAATTGTGTCAGTTTCTACTCTTGTAGAATATCTGTAAACTACCTCAGACTCAGGTCTAGGGAATATCACAAATGTCAAAACAACGCCTATCATAAATGATAGAGTAGCTATCTTAATTCTTTCCTTGTCCTCCATTGGTAAACTGATAATAGCATACGGCAGCTCTCTGATCTCTGTCAGGGAACTCAGCAGTCATAATAGAATCTGAAATACATCTTGAAATAAACTCAGATTGAGTCTCCTTCGGTTTTGGCTTAGGTAGTGGCATTATTTCTCTATATCTATATTCTCTTCAATTAATAACCTACGAAGGTGGTCTCTTGTTTCCTTAAACGCATCGTATTGACCATCGCTTAGCTCTTCATACTTCATTTTAGCTCTAAGCCATTGGTCAACATCCCATAGAATAGTACGCATCTTATAACCATTGACAGCATCGCTATACTGACTATCCTCATCAGGCAGTGTAAATGTTAGTGTAGCTTTCATAGCGGAAACTTACAGCTGTCGATGGGGCTCCACGTTCAACGTGCCAACCAAATGCTCCGTCTTGATATTCCTCCTTATACGAACCAGTTATAGCAAGGTGAATCGGCTTGTGCAGATATTCATAACTTCGCTTGCCTGTATTGTACTCCATTGTTTCTCGAACATCGTTACGGCTTGCGTTTTCGTGAATGTGACCCATGATAAACACATCCATATTCTCATACATCTCTAATGCTCTAGTCAGGTTTATAGCTCCCTTGGTAACAATACCTCCACCTCCTGATCCGTGGAAGTACTTTAGGTTCTTGCTTAGAATAGTACTTTCGTAATAAGAGTACCTAATGACTAACCAACCTCCGTAACCTCCTGTCTGCACATTTGTTTTATTCGTGTAGTTCAACAAATCAACAAATCGCTGCAATGGGTCTGTCTCTAGGTTCTTGATAATAGCCGTCTCGTGGTTGCCGTATCCAATAACAGTTAGCAAATGAGCGTAAGGACTCCAATA